GTAGGGGAACTATATTTAGGTTTAGCAATACAAATATAATCTCCGTTTTCTATTTTCACCAAAATTTCTAAATCGTAACTCATGTATTACACCTCCAGTTCTTCTATTCTGTCGTTGCAATAGCGTATCTGACGTCTTAGCAAGCCATCCTCTAACGCAGTCATATGCGCCTCGTGCGAAAACCTACCTTTGCGACTTTTAGAATCCAACTGCATTTGATATTTGTCTCTCGCTTCTGTCCATAGCTTACGAGCACTTTCTTTTGTGTATGGTATTTTAGCCATGTTCTACCTCGATTATCCCAGCTTTAACTAAATTGTTAATATAATTTTGGACATATCCAGCACATTCACGTTCTAAATTGTTCATGTTGCCAGTACTTATTTCGTCTGTATCAAAAGTAAAACCGCACATACCACCGTAAGCGCAACAAGACAATTCCATGTAGCCTTTGTCTGCATAAAATTGAGACAGAACTTCATAATTTGATCCATACTCAAAATCTGCTTTGCTCCCAAAAGATCGATTATGGCAAGGTATGCCACCCATTGCATCATTGATAAATACTTTATATTTATCAGCCAACTTTTCGCCTTCTTTTAGTTGTCGAATAAGTTCTCTATTTTTAATTTTAAAACGATTGTTCAGTTTAATTTTCATTGTGTATCCTCATTTTTTTCTTCAAAAAAGTTTGTGAAATTTTCTAAAAAACAGTAAGGTTACCGAGTTACCCATAAAAAAGAGTTTTTACGATTAGTTAATACAGGAATCCCTAGTTAATAGGCTTTCTCCTTTTTTACTATCTATTTATATACTTTTTACTATATTATCGGTTTATCGGTAACTTTTATATAAAATATTAATAAAAAGTCAATAATACCAAGGGTTTAGAAGGTTACCGATCTCCAATTTTATCGGTAACCTATCGGTAACCTCGGTATACTTTTTAGGGTAAAAGTTACCGAAGTTACCGATCTTTTTTAAAAAGTTACCGATCTTTTTTTTTTCACAAACCCTTTCGTTGGCCTGTTGTTTTGTTTAAAAACTTTCTTTTCCCAATCCGGTAAATTATCCAATATCATATTAATTTTTGTGGATAATTTACGATCATTTGAATTTTTTAAAAATAGATTATACATAATCTCACGAGTAGAGATTTTTTTTAATGGACAATCCCCAAATTCGAAATCGCTGATATTGTCAAAATAAGCTGCTGTATATTGGTGTTGCTTTTGAGCAGACATTCGTTCCCAATGTTCCGGAACTGGCATTTCTAAATACTCTAATACCTGTTGTTCAATTTCGTCTCGATACATGAATTTTTCACGATAATCATTCAATTTGTTTTCTGTTTGTTCGTCAAACATTAAATCAGCACCATTTTTATAAATAGTTACAGCTTCACCCCATATTTGCTCGATTGTTTCAGGGTCAACATCCATAGGATGTTTTTTTTGCCGTTCTGCATTTGTCAAAACTGGCAAGAAACGTCGTTCCCCTGTTTTGTCTTTTAAATATTCTTTTTGATTTGTGGTGCGTGCAATGACGAAGTTTTTCGCAAAACTTTCCACACGTTTCATGTAAGGTCGCCTAAAACGTAATTCGGTTTTAGAAATAAAGGCTTTAGTTTCCGCAAAACTCATACGATTACTTGCAACCATTTCATCATCATTAACGACGAGAGATTTTAACATAATGTCATAATTATCTTTGTTTGAAAAATCTGTTACAGCATCTGTGTACCAGTTACCGCCGATTTTTTGAAGTAGAGATGTCTTCCCCACTCCTTGACCTCCTACTAAATCAAGCACATAGTCAAATTTGACAAAAGGATCATATACTTTAGCGACTGCACCTATTAGCCACATCCTGGCTATTTTTGAAACAAGTTCTGTATCTTCTGCGCCGAGATAAACTTGAAACATCCGATCAATTCGTTGACGGCCATCCCAATTTTTAGCGGCGTTCTCCATATATTCAACAACTGGATTATAAGTTCGTTCTGAAAAGAAAGTTTCCATTCCAGCTTTTAGTGCAGGGTTGGAATAAGTCACACCCAATATGCTTTCAAAATAAACACTCACAACACTTTCAAAGTTGGCTGGCAATTCTCCTTTTTTAAATTCGGTATTGCCGATGCGAATATCTTTTAGCAGTTCGTGCTCTTGTGAGAATTCATTGTGTTTTAAGTAAATACTTAATTGATCATCTGCTTTGAAAGACATCAAAACATTGCTAGGGCTATTGGCTTTAATGCTACCATTCGCGTTTGTTAATAATTTAGCCCCTGAATCAATACTAACCACTTCACCAATCGGAATCACCTCCTATCTTTCTTAATCATACTTTCAACTGTCCTCATCAATTCCTTATCAAGTAGAGGATTAAGACTGTTTAAATTTGCTATTTGTGCAAGTTTTAAAACAATTTCATCGTCTACTGCACGAAACAAGAGACCTCCAACAAAACTAGCTAATTTGTCATTTCTTCCGCCTTCATCACCAAAACCAAGACCGATGGTTTCAAATAATTCAGTAGTCTGATTTCTGTCTCTGGTGTGTGATCGTCTGGCTAAATCTCTCAATCCGTCCCGACCATCATATCTATAACCATGAGTATCGCTATATTGCTTTTTGATTGCTTGAATCAATTCCTTAGAGGGCGTCACCATGGTTCCACCTTCTTTGGATTTTTCCAAGTCCCATTCGTACTGTCCCTTATCCGTAGCGGATGGGGCTACCAATACATAATTATTTTCGTGAGCCTTGATATCTACTCCTGGTAAAAAACCAATCATTTGCGAGATAGGAGTATCATCTCTTTTGAAATAAAAGAGATGTTTCCCTCCACTTGCGGTTTTAGCTTGTAATGTTGGCTCTATCAAGTTGAGATGTTCCCATTTTTTTAAAGATTCGAATCCATTTGATTTGCCGTGTTTGTCAATATCGATGACGAAGAAATTTGTTGTCCTAATGGCGATATTTGCATTAGGATAATTATTCCAAAAATTCTCAATTTCTTCTGCAGTCAAGGCAGGCTTGTCTGCAAAATCAATTAAAGGCATTTTATTTTTAGGATTGATTGGAATGACTGAAAAACCTAATTTTTGATACTGCAAAGCATAGTCTTTCATAGACGGCATGATACTGGCTCCTTGTTTTAATTAAAATGGTAAATCATCTTCCTCGATGTCTGCTTCTGTTATGGGTTGTGTCATATCTTCTTCGAGGTCATAATTACGGAATACGCGTCCATCTTTTCCTGTTGTTTCTGTGATAATTAAGTTGTAATAAGAGCCTACCGCTTTACGCTTTAAAGCTTCTTCAAGAGACTTACCATCGACCTCATCGCCAGTCATATTATCACCACAAAGCGTTATGGCTTTGATAAAAAACTTCATAGTACGTTCAACAGCCCACTTTAATTCCTTACCTTTCCATTCCTCAAGTGTTCCGAAGTTAGCAAATTCAGTGCGTCCAGTATAATCGCCGCCGCGAATTTCAAATTGATAACCGATACTTTCCCACCCACTATCTGCGACATTGAAGACCGCTTTTTTCAAAATGGCTGGGTAAGTTCCCGCTGGAATTGGTGCAGGTCCATTTGCGCTGTCTTTACGTGGGTCAAAGCCTTCTTTTTTGATTGATTTTGCGATATCTAATAAACTCATTGTTCTTTTCTCCTTTTTTTGTATATTTCTTAGAATAATTCATCATCTGCTGTTTTAGCCACTTTTTTTGGCTTCTCGGTCACTTTTTTATCTTCTTTGACTAATTCATCATTTTTGAATTCAGAAGCCTTAGCGGGCTTTTTAGGGGCTTCTACAGCACCTCTGATAGTTGTTAATATTTTTAGAATATCTTTATCATCAACTTGATCTGCGTAGTAAGTTTTACGTTTACGGTCAACTTCACGGTTATAGTTATTGCCAATTTTTTCAGTGTGGATCATCAAGTCCGAGTTTCCATTGATAAGGTTGACATACTTGTCTTTTAAGCTCGGCTTATCCTTAGTCGCATTTCCGTTGTCATCATATTCTGAAGTCTGACGGCTGATATAAATAACGTTCATCGGTAGAGCCTTCAAGTCAATTACCAATTCTGTAATTGCTTGATTAAAGAAATCATATCCTTTTCCATATGGGATTTCAGAAAGTGATTTAATACGAGGTTTTCCGCTCGGTGTTAGTTCGTCACAAACTGCAATTTTTATCATCTCAATAACATCGTCAATAACATCAATAACAACCGTTTCGTAAGAGTGCTTTTGTGTTTGCAAAGCTAACAATATCTCACTTAATTGTTTAATCACTGAGTTAGTAATGCGCCCTTGACCATTTTTTTCATTCACTAGTTGAATGCTCGGTACACTATTTGCTTCTGCATTTCCGTCTGTGTTTAAAACAATAGGATTTGGAAATTCATTCGCCAGATAAGACTTACCACTCATGGTCTCACCGTAAATGAAGAAATTCCGTGGCGTGTCTTTTGGAATCTGTGGTTTATTTTCTGGTAATTTAAAAGTCATTTTGTTAGTTCTCCTTATAATAAAATTCAATTACATTTACATCATGTTGTTGTCGTGAACCAGTTACGCGCCATAACAATTGTCTATAATCATCGTACTCACCGGAAGATTCATCAACTGGATCGAGAACGACAATTGTTTTGAACTTGTGCTGTAAACCATCAACACCAACACCCAACACTTGGTTAGTTGCCACAACAACTTGTTTATCAAGCCCATCTTGAACATCTCCCGTCCAAATTCCGATATTTGGGTTGCGTTCGCGAATTACATTGACAACTTGTTTAGATTTGCTGACAATTAGCATGCCGTGCGGCGCTCGTTCAATTAAACCATCTATCTTTAATAGTAGCGGTGTATCTTGATTGACTGCCTTTAGTTTAGGAAAGTCAACTTCTACTCCTGTCTGCATTAAGTAGCGTTCAAATGTTTTGCGCCCAAAGGATTGCCTTATGAATAGTAATATCCCTTCTGCTGCAAAGAATGAAAAACCTAAAGGCTATGCTGATAGGTTGGGGGAGTACTATGCTAAGGAAGTGCCTCAAGAATATAAGAAAAAACAAGGACAGTTCTTTACTCCTTTGGAAATTGCGACCTATATGGCAAGCCTCGCCACTTGTGGGGCAACCACAATATCTGTCTTAGATCCAGGCTGTGGTGCGGCTGTACTTAGCTGTAGCTTAGTGGAACACTTAGTGAGCAAGAATCCTTATATCCAGCATATTTATCTAACGGCTTATGAAACAGATAAGCAGCTGACTTCCCTAACCCAAAAATCATTGAACTACCTACAACAGTGGGTACAGGAAAAAGGAATTACCCTTGACTACAAGCTATATACAGCGGATTTTGTCTTAGAGAACTATGAGTGTTTGTATACTGATTCTTCTCTTTTTGATAATCAAAAGGAACTCTATGATTTTATCATCTGTAATCCGCCTTATTTCAAACTCTCTAAGGAAGACAAACGGGCTAAGGCGACTGCTATTATTACTGATGGTCAGCCCAATATTTACGCTGCTTTTTTAGCGATAGCCTCGCGATTGCTTAAGTGTGAAGGAGAGATGATCTTTATAACCCCTCGTAGCTTTACTTCAGGACGTTATTTTAATTCTTTTCGGGATTATTTCTTCAAGCAAATACGGCTTAATTTTATTCATCTGTTTGAATCACGAAGAGATACTTTTGGGAAAGATAAGGTGTTACAGGAGACCCTTATTCTAGAAGGAGAATTTATCCCCAATCTGCACTGATTGATCTAAATTCTAAGGAAAAGATTGTACATCTGCCAACCAATGATAGGCAAGAAACTATTATAGACCTATTCAAAAGTTGGAAAGGCTCTCTAAATCAATATGATATTCAGATTTCTACAGGGCCTGTAGTGGCTTTCCGCGTAAAGGATTTTATCAAGGAAACCAATCAGGGGAAGACAACACAGCTTTATTGGCTACATAATGTGCTGAAAATGGGGCTTATCTATCCTTTGCATAAACCCAATAAGCCTCCCTATATTCAGGTATGTGAGCAGACAAAAGCCTATTTGATTCCTAATAGGAACTATGTCTTTATTAGGCGTTTTTCGGCAAAAGACGACAAAAGTAGGCTCATAGCGGCACCTTATTTCTCTTCGCCTGAAACCCCTATGTGGATAGGAGTGGAGAACAAACTCAATTATATCTATCGCCCTAAAGGACATTTAGCACGAACAGAGGTAATGGGGATTGTAGCACTGCTTAATAGTGAACTTTTTGATACTTATTTTCGCACCTTCAATGGGAATGTAAATGTAAGTGCTACAGAACTTAGAGCCATGCCTATGCCGCCTTTGGAAACGATCAAGGAAATAGGGAAAACACTTATATTACTCAACGATTTTTCTATGGAGAATGTAAGTAAAGTGGTTTCCTTCTTTTTCAAATTAGAATAACTTTAGAAATGAGCAAAATAGAAGAAGCACAAGAGATTTTAGAAGCTTTAGGAATGCCTATGGCACAACAAAATGAGATGGCTGCGCTTACCCTACTTGCACTGTGTAATATAAAAGAAACAGATTCTTGGGCAGAAGCCACAAGGCAGCGTATGTCACTTACGAAGGGAATAATGGCCTTTGTTTCTCAACACTATCATAGGGAGTATGCACCTAATACAAGAGAGACCTTTAGAAGACAGGTCTTGCACCAATTTATACAAGCGAGAATAGCGGATTATAACCCAGATGAACCAACATTGCCGACCAATAGTCCAAAAACACATTATGCTATCTCACAGGAAGCTCTTTTGGTTATTAAGGCCTTTAAATCAGATAGTTGGGATGAGAGCGTAGCTGGCTTTGTAGGAAAAATAGGAACACTTTCGCAGGCCTACCAAAGAGAGTGGGCTACTTATAGACTCCCTATTTCCCTCAAAGGAGAAACTTTTAACCTCTCTTCAGGGAAACATAATGAAGTGCAAATTGCTGTTATTGAGCAGTTTGTTCCTCACTTTGTAACAGAGGCGGATATATTGTATTTGGGAGATACAGCCCATAAGGATCTGTATAGTGATAAGCAAGGGTTAGAGCGTATAGGGATCTCTCTTGATTTGCATAATAAGTTTCCTGACTTGGTTATCTATGACAGAGAGCGAGAATGGTTGTTCCTTATAGAGGTAGTTACCTCTCATGGGCCTATTTCTCCTAAGAGAATGCTTGAATTGGAAGGAGTCTTTGCCAATACTAAGATGGGGAAAATCTTTGTAACAGCCTTTCCTGATAAGACCACTTTTAAAAAGTATATAACAGAAGTTGCTTGGGAGACAGAGGTGTGGATAGCTGATAACCCTACTCATATGATTCACTTCAATGGAGATAGGTTCATAGGGCCAAGGGAT